GAAAGTTGTGTTGGTGTTGATAATACGACTCGCCTCACTAAGAACAGCTTGTCGGTTCGATGTGTTTCGGCTCATGTCCAAAAGAAGATCAAACTTAGTCTCACGCTCTTGAAGAAGATGAATACGCTCATCCTCAGAAAGACTGCCTGCACGAATACGAGCATCAATACTCTTGATTTCTTCTGCAAGAAGGTTTGACTCTTGAAGATCGGCAATACCAAGCTCTACCTCATTCGCTTGATTAAGCTCCTCACAAGCCATAGCGATCCATTTGCCGATTGTAGTAGCTCGGCTCGCTCTAGGTGCTTGAAGGAGAGCATTGAGGTCGATGAAGTCCTCATGGCAAGCACTAGAAATCGCACACAATGCCTCTTTAGTTCTCTTGTCTGGGTATCTCTCTTTTAACTGTACGAGTCGAGAGTTAAACCAACCCATAACCTCTTGGATCGCTGATGCGACACCAATCGCTTCTTCAGCATCTAAAGTGCCTTTACGAGCTTGAGAGAGCTTGGTCATAATAGGTCCAGCAGGCAGACCTGGTAGACCTTCTTCGAGGAGAGGTTCGATCATGGTGTCAACCATAGCATCAAACTCGCCCTTATAGCGTTTAAGAATAGTCTCAGCCTTCTTTAAGCCTTTGGGATCTCCCCCAAGTTCTTCATAGGCTTTCATAGCTAGACTTAACTTCATTAAGTCAGCAAAAATCCGTGTATCTGGCGTTGCCATGATTAACTCCTTACTTTAGCAGGTCATACTGCTCTTTGGTGATAGAGACAGGGTATGGGTTAGGTTTAATGAGGTGAGCATTGAACTCTACACCAAAGTGATCACAAACTGTCTCAATGGCATCGAGGTTCTTCTGAGTATCTTCCCAAACAGACACGCTCTGAATGTTTGGGTACTTCTTGAGGAGATCAAAGGTCAGTTTAGCCTTGTAGCGAGATGTCGATCCTGTGCCTGGCTTTAGGTGAACCTCATCAAAGTCCAACCCTTTACCCTTTAATAACTCGGCAACACGATAACGCATCGCCCCATTATCATTAGGACGACCTGTACACATGATCGCAAGTGTGTCCATGTTAGAGATGGAGCGTTTAGCCTCAGAAACTACGCTCCCAAACCAATAATCCCCACTAGGCTTTTGAGGGATAAAAGGCTCACTCAAACTAATAGCCTCGTTGAACCAATACCCCATTTTTTTGTTTGACCACCACTCTGGTGGTTCGGGGCTTCGGAACAATGTGTTATCAAAGTCAAAGATATGAAGCTCAAGATTCTCCGAGCTTGTTTTCATATACTTTGTCGCCACTCTCGCAACAAGATTTCTCATGTCTATTCTCCTCAAAGGTAATATGTTTTAGTAATCGCTCATTATAAAGGATCTACAAATGTTAGTTATACTCTCCCCGACATCACAGTTAGCCTCCGATACTCTTAGGTTGTCAAATCCTCCTGCACTATCTGTAGAAGCAGAATATGGAGGGTTCGTCCTTGAAGGTACAAAGTACACTGCCGCTCACCACCAACCTCTCGGTTCTCCTTATGTCGGCCGCCATGTCACCCCCTTTGGTAGACCTGCCCCCTGTAATGACTCGAACATACCAAAGCTCAATGATGATGAAGTAGCCCTCATCTCACATCTCGACATCGACACTCTCGGTGGACTTATGAGAGCTACAGATCAGTTCGAGGATAATCCTGTATTCTGGTTCTATGCTGAACACATCGACACCAATGGCATCCATAAGGCAAGAAAAGATCATCCCTGTTGGGTTCTATATAATGGACTTAACGCATGGATCAATGAGAACCATCCAGAGATAGACCCCAAACGAAACAACGATGTGACTGATTTCTGCTACGAAGCGTTCAGCTTCATCAAAGAAATGCTCAATGACGGTCAGCTCGCTACTCGGATGGGTAATGCTCACATCTACCTCCAAGAAAAACTCGATGAGTCCTCCTTTGTAGAGATGCGACCCTGTGGGTTGATCGTTAGACGAACAAGAGGTGAAAAGGCCAATCATCTCTATCGGGATAGCACAGCCGTCATCACTTACGATGAGAAGCACCGAACCATTAGGATTTCTACATCCGACCCTATCCCTAACCTATCTTGTAGACGACTCGTTCAAGAATGGTGGGGTGATAGAGCTGGAGGACACGATCAAATCGCTGGCTCTGCAAGAGGTCAGATCATGTCCGAAGATCAGTTTAGAGAAGCAGTCGAAAGGTTTGATCTCGAACTGACTAGAAGTTTACAAGGATAAGCGACCCTTAAACTTCAACTTCAATGTAGTCTGGATCGGTATCTAAGATGCCTCTTGAAACATCACGACTGCTGTCAGAAAATAAAAGTTCCATCTCAATCTCGATAACACCCTCGAAGTCCTCTGTGAAAGGTCGATGCCCACTAGTATAAGTGAATGTGCCTGTGAAAACTGCTTCGACAACATCGGGATTACCATATTCACCCCTCACTGCCTGTGTCTCTACAACATCATTGACCTCTACTGAAAGTACGGACATACCATATTGCCGTACAAAGTTTTCAGTAATTTGAGCCTTAGAATGTTTGGCAAGGAACTTTTGAGCACCTTTAGAGATTCTTACCTTGTTTGTGTGGGCTGATTGCCTTTCGAGCCGAGCGATACGCATTTCAAGATTTCTAATCACTTCACTTGCTGATCTTCTCATAATGGTTCTCCATTTGGGTTAAGGGTTAAGATCACCTATGGAGAACCAATAAATAAACTACAAAAGGGACTTGGTACTCACAGCCTCATACCCTCGCTTGCTACCAAGCTCCCAACCTCCCCTCTCAAGCAAGACCCTCCTCGCCCTACCCTTACCCAGAAAACAAGTCTGCTTGAGCGTGTGATTTCGGATCGTCACATTCGCACTCTTAAAGGTATAACCCTCCTCCAACTTGTCCAAGTAAACATCACGAGACACAAGCTCTACCTCACCCTCTAAGTTAATCAGCTTCACAGGCTTCAAAGACCAGCTCCCCATCTGACCCTTAGACTTGGCCTCCCGAACACCTGCTAACTTAGAGATCACATCATAGTTGACCCTCTCTAAGTCATAATGCGTTCCAAACTTGAACCCATGCTCCAAAACAAGGTGCTTCACCACATCATGTTGACCACAACTATATACCCCAATGTCGGGATGGTGAATGTTCACAACACCCTTAGAGCAAAGCGACCAACCTAACCTAAAGTAATCAGCTAACTGCTCTCTAGGGATCTCAATCTCAACTCCGTCTTTCTCTACCTTGATAGAGCTTATATGTGCCTCTCGAATTGCTTTCTTTCGTTTAGGGCTGTTAGCGGCTGTTTTGATCCTATCCCTCACCTCTGGATCTTTAAGAGCCTTTTGATAAGACTCATGCCACCTCTGTCGTGCTTCGCCCTCTCTTGAAGCTAGAACTTTCTCCCGATAAGCCTCATCTTCCCATAAGGTTTTCATCCTCTCACTCATCTCCATCTTCACGATAGGGTTAGAGCAATAATGCTTCAAAGCATTAGAGGACGAACCCATGCCTCCACTGTTCATGTTCAAACAAAGTGGGTCGTGGTCTGCACCACCGATATATCTCTCGCCCACAAGTTCTGCCTCATAAGCGTAAGCGTCATCTTCGCTCTCGAAATCCTTTAAGATTTCTTTCTCAAAGTCATTCGGGTGAGCGTTCATCTTACGCAAGAGCAAGATACCAGAGCCTTTGTACTTACTCCCATCTGGATCTCGATCAGAGTAAGTACCCTTGCCAATGTAATACTCGCCTGTCCTCTTGTTGAACTGACGATAAACATAATATCCCTTAGCCATCTCAAGTTCCCTTTCAAAGTATTTATTGAAAGTGTACTTGAGAGCTAAGATTTAGTCAAGCATCAAATGACCATTATGCCGAGATATTTGACCAATCCCAATCGCCCGAAAGCCCATTACTGGAGTAGTCGGACACGACCCCCTCGAAGAAGTTTTTGAAAGAGTCTCCACTAATGACCCAATCGAGCCATAGAAGGGGGTTCTTCTTTTGACCGAAGATGGGTTTGAGTCCGAGTTGTAGAAGTCTACGATCAGCGAGGTATCGGACATAGGTCTTAACCTCTTGAGCGGTCAGACCCTCAAGCTGTACTTGGTCAAAGACAAGATCAACCAGAGCGTCTTCTAGCTCAACAGCCTTCTCATAGTTGGTGTAGATAAAGCTCTTGAGTTTATCAGTCACGACACGAGGGTGTTGTTTACCGTATTCATG